TTAAGAAGCGAGTGCGTTAACGCTCTGCATAAACTCTCGCCAGTGCCGCTTTCTGTCAGCGTGGCGCTCTTTCAGACCTGTCAGATGATATATCCACTTCCGGTCGAACCAAAGTCCGCCGATAAGAGTCTGAGCGCTGTCGGGGTTTGCAGGCTGCGTGACGGTCTGTCCGTCTGCCGTTTTGAATTGAATGGCAATAGGACCCATCGGGTTATTCAAAGCAGCCAGTAATTGCTGGACGAACGATGATTTCGCACTCATGACCTCGACGATGAAAGGCGAAATCTCTTTGGGTGTTGCCGATGCGTCATACGCCTTGAACAGTAGCTGGTTGAGAGCAGATGGTCCACCTTCATCAATAGCGCTCGTTATAAGGACGAGATGCCAATCCCCCGAAGGATGATCGCTGAGCTGTTCCGTTACGTCGCCACCGTTGTTGACTTTGACCGTTCGCAACCCATTAACGCGCGACCAAAGCAACCCTTCAGGGTTAAGCCGAAGGCGCCTTAAACTGTCCAAATATTCCTGCCCCGCTTTCAGCAAGGCAGGTGAAAGGTCTTCGCTATCCATTCAACCACTCCATCGCTTGAAAACGCATCCTGATAAATCTGCTCCGCATATTTTTCAGGGATCGGGTCCAGATTATAGCCATGACGTCTCTTCCAGTCCAACACAGTCTTGAGGCGATACCTGACGGGATGCTTCCCCAAACCGTCAAACGTAACCCCAAGAACCCTCAATAGCTCCGCCGTTTCATGGACCCAAAGGTCAGGACGTTCCGACTTAGAAGGCCACCGATTTAGCCCAAGCTTTCGCATTATCGCAGCCTTGAGATAACATTCGATTGCGAAGCCGACCGCATTCCAGGTCGACGTGAAGCGCTTGTCCTTCCTGAGTGCGCGCGCATCGCCGCGGAAGCGTTCTGCCACCACGAGCCATTCTTCCACTGATTGTGGTGAATCTTCTTCCCAGTCCACGCTGCCCCCAATAGTGCACAAAAAACAGCACACCATCGGCGAGTCAATAGATGATGAGGCGGTTGATACTCACGATAGTTGAGTTCCGGGGTATCGAGCGCCGCAGAAGCAATGCAATCGATCAACTGATCTTCAACCAATGCCTCAACGCCGCCACCGCACCATCGCTGGCATAGGCGATCATTCCGCCGATCGTCAGCCCGGCAAAGGCAATCAATCCCGATATGCCGTAACCGATCGATTTCATCCGTTTCCATTCTTCCAGCGCCGGCCCCACCGCCTCCTGATTCTTCTCGACGGTCTCCTTGAGGCTCCTGATCTCCTCGCGGATCCGGGCGTCGACACCGCCGCTGATCGCCACCCTGGTGTCGAGATGTGCGATCTGCCTTGCCTGTTCGTCGAGCCGGGTGTGGATCACGGCGCGGCTGTCGTGAGCATTGGCCTTTTCGTCGCTGACCTCGTTGCGCAGCAGCGCCACGTTTTCCTCGATGCCTGTCAGCCTTCCCTCGACGCGCCCGAGAGCGCGGAGAATATCGTCGTTGGATGTCATGGATAGAACTTCGCCTTGTGCGATTGAGGCAGGCGGCTGACGAAACGCAGGACACCGTAGAGAGCCGGGTGAACAAAATCGGCGGCCGTATAGGCGTGGCCGAGCAGGGCGGCGTTATCCTGCACGTTGGTCGCCAGCACTTCGGCGACGCGGTAGTTCGCCGTGCCGTCTCCCAAATCCGTTCGGTCTACGAGCGTCCGGCTGGTCCAGAGCCCAGGCTGATATTCAAACATGACGCGCGCGCCGAGCTTCGTCGTGCTTGGCAGGCGCATCGTGTCCCATGTCGTCACGCCGTCTTGGTTGCCGGGATGGCCGATGACGTTGCCGAGCGGCGTCAATTCGGCCGCCGCCCCCTTCGTCGGATCACTGTCCGACATGAAGGCCGGCACGATATCGATCGTCTTGGCGAACCGCGACGACGCGATGAGCGACGCGTTCATGCTGGCAAGCGTGCCCGTGCTCGGGTTCCATAGCGCGCTCGTCGCGGAATATCCGGCGACCGTGCGGCCGGCGTCAGACGAGCCTGCCAGCGTCGGCAGAATGGTCATGCCCACCATATGCGCGCCGGGATACCGGGCGATGATCCGATCATCGAGCCCGAACTTGCGCGACTGCCAGAGCGAAAGTGTCGTGTTGTTGTCGTTGCGGCCGCCCTGGTCGAGGCAGAAAGTCCAGATATCCTTGCCGCCGTTGAACGTCGTCTTGATGGCGTCGATCATCACCCATCGCTTGGTCGCGTTGGTGGCAAGCTCGAATTCGTTATGCTCACCAGGCACGCCCATGACGAGCGGGACAGTGTTCCCCCATACCTGGTCGCGCTGGTCGAGCCATCGCCGTATCATGCCCATATTGCCGCGCTCGTCGGCCGACGCGGCGATCTCCTGCCGCTCGATCAGGCTGTCACCGACGACGAGTGGAACCGGCCGGCCGTCCCATCCTTTCGCCAGGACAAGCGCCGGCCCGTAGGCCTGGATCTGCGAATTGGTCGCGTTGCCGATCGTGTTGTAAAGGCTGTCAGGATCGAGCGCCGCCGTCGACGGTCCGTTGGCGGCCGCCAGCGCCTGTACAGACGCCAAGTCGGCCGCGCCCCAATACTTTTCGCCGCGATGGCGCTGGATGCGATAGGAGCCGCAGCGCTGCGCACCCTCTGCGCCGTGATAGACCGTTCGGACGCCAAAGATCGACCATGCCGGCAGAGCAACCGGCAGTATGACCTGCCCGTAAACAATGCCGGTTGCGGCGGTGACCGTCGCCGGCACCAGACCGCCAAACAAGATCGGGTATTCCGTGCCGTTTGGCATCACGAAGAACGCCTCGTCGATCACGGTGTCGGCGTTCGGCGACTGCGTTTCTTGCGGCGCATTGCCGCCTTCGGTCAGCGCGAAGCCGACGAACGGGATAAGAAAGTCGTTCGTCGGATAGTCGGGCGCGCCGAAGAACAGCTTGGAGCATTGGTAATTCAGCCCGGCCGGGAACGTCCATGGCGTGGCGGTCGCGCCGGTCGGCCAGCGCGTGCGCGTCGCCGCCGGCATATAGCGATCAGGATCCGGCACCCAAGGCGGTGGCGCCAGAACAGCTCCACCCCTCGGATTTGTCAGGGCAAGCGAGATGCCGTTCATCATCGGCGGGCTCCATATCTGGTGATGAGGTCGTCGTAGAAGCGGATGGTGCGCCCCTGGCGGGCATTGGCGCGGTCGAGCGCCTGGCGCTCGCGGGCGAGGACGGCGATGACGGACTCGCCTTCCACGACAGGCGCATGCGCTTCCTGCCGGCGGAGATCATCGGGCAAGGGCGGCAGCGCCATGCCGGCCGCCGCCTGCCCCTTCGTCACTGCCGCCCTGTTCAGCCGCTCAGTGGCGGAGCAGCCACTGACGATCAGCAGCAGTGACAGCGCAAGCGCGGTTCTTCTCGGAAAGCTGAAGCTCATAGGATTGGATCTCGGTTTCCAGTGTGTCTCTGGCCGCCTGCTCTGAGGCTTCGGCGGCTGCCAGGCGCTTGCGGTGCTCTTCGATGGCTTGCGACGCCGCATTGCGCTGGCGCTCCATCTCGGCGGCTCGCGCATCGGCTGCGCTTTTTTCGGCCAATATGACATAGCCGGCCCGCGCCTGCCGGGCGGCCGAGGGATAGCCGATCGAAACGGCATAGAGGTGATAGAGCACCAGGCCGGCGGCGATGCCGGCGCCCATCTTGAGCGTGTCGAGCAGGGAGAACATCAGATGCCCTCGAGGCAGAAGGCGCGCTCTTTCTGCCGGCGCCGGGTGAGGCCCGGAAAGGTGATGCCGGCGGCGCGGTTCCACTTCAACAGCGCCTCGCAGCCCTCGGCCGTCCTGCCTTGGTTGATGAGCCTGACCGCGCTCGAGCCGCAGGCCGCCGTAATGCCGACATTATAGGCGAACGAGGTCAACGCCACGAAACGCGCATCCGGCAGCGGCACGCGCACGCAGCTTTCGACGCCGCTCGCATAGGTCTTCAGCTCCAGCGCCAGAAGCGCCTTGCACTGCTCCACCGTCTTGTGATCGCCAGGCTTCACGCCATTGGTGCTGCCGTAGCAGATCGTCCATGGCTGCCCCTTTGTCGCCGGATCGGGATAGGCATTCTGGCGCAATCCCTCGAACGAGCCGACGAGCGCCACAGCCATGGCCGCGGCGGCACTACCCTTCTGCAGGCGGTTTGCCATTCAATTCTCCTGAGACTTTCTGTTGAACAAAGATGCGGGCAACGATCGCCGCGACGGCCAAAAGGCCGGTGATCGCCGACATGGCGAGCTGGATGTAGAGATTGCGCGACACCCAGGTGGCGGCGACGAACGTGTAGATCGGCTCAAGGATGATGAAGAACAGCGCAAGCACCATCAGCCGCACCGACCAGGCGTGCTTGATGATTGCGCGCCAGTTGCTGACGAGCATGGAGGTCTCCAGTGATGTGAGAGAGTTTCAGGCCCGCTTTCGCTGGGGGCAGGAATGGTGTATTCGCCTTAACCGCGAACTAGGGGATTTACCGCATGAGCAGCAGTGCTGAAATCATTGACATGTACGAAGGCTATTACGCGGACGGCTCCGTCTCCGAGAAGCGAGCCATTGCCGCGCGTCAGTCAGTTGGCCACATCCGCAAGATTACAGATGGGCAGTCATTCGGTTCGGTCATCGACATCGGCGCCGGGGATGGTGCCGTGCTTTCCGAATTGAGCAATTCCCATTTCGCAAAGACGCTTGCCGCCGTAGAGATTTCCGGCTCCGGCCTTCAGGCCATCAAGGCAAGGCGCATCGAGGGGTTGACCTCTGCCGAGCAGTTCGACGGCTACAAGATCCCGCACTCAGATAAAGCATTCGACCTTTCCCTCGCGATCCACGTTCTGGAGCATGTCGAGCATGAGCGCATGTTCCTCTATGAGGCCAAGCGCGTCAGCCAAAAGCTCTATATCGAAGTGCCGCTGGAATTGACGCGGAACCTCGACAAGTCGATCCGCGAATCCGGCCCCTATGGGCATATCAACTTCTACACCCCTGGATCTTTCGAAAACCTGCTAAAAACCTGCGGCTTCAAGGTCGAAAGCCTTATGGTGTTCCCGCATGACATCGAATACGAGCAGCACCTTGCCGGAAAGGCGAAGGGCTGGCTGAAGTATCAGATCCGTCAGAATTTCCTGAAATTAGCTCCGAAGACCGCTGCGCGGAACATGGTATATATGGCCGGGGCTCTCTGCTCATCTGAGAATGCGTAGCCGAGAGATATATCCGGCCGCGTAATTCAGCATGCCCACCGTGTGAGGGTGAATTCCGTCGATGTCGCAGTCTGTTGCCGTGTTGTAGAATTCGTTGACCGGCACGACACCGACCGGGAACCCATCGGCTTTCCATTCGTCCACGACACTCGTTATGATATCGTTCGCTTGGTCTGCGAGTGCCTGTGTCGCCACCCCTCCATACTGGCCCCAATTCGATAGATATGGGATATGGCCAACAAGGACCGGGGCGAACCCGGCAATGATCGGAACGGTGAAACAATCCACCGTCACCTGAACCACTAGAAGCGTTCGCGCCGGCGGCGATGCTATTGCCAAATGCCTGTACGCCTGAGCCATATTTTATGTTTACCATTATCGAGAGACCCTTCCCCACGTGGAGCAACGTCTCGCATCAAGGTCGCCTTGCCAGAGTCCAGTTCCTATAGCCACCGCACCAAGCAGAGTTACGTAATGATATCCCTCCGACAGGCCAGTTTTCGATGCGCTTATCGAATAGGGAGCAGTGTCATTAGCTGAGGCGAAAATGTTCACGTTGCCATTCGGCTCCGGAGTAGTGCCATCGAACCCCAAGGTGCTGTTATTTCTACCTACCGAGGTGTTGTTGGTGCAGGGGCCGCTAGAGCTTACGGCAACAGTTTCACCCGACCAGATTAGGAATTCGCAGCGGATTTCCGAGTTAAGTTCAACAAATGCAGTGCTGGCGGTAGATCTGTTTGCAGTGAAATTGCTAAACAGCGACACGCCGGAATCATTATACCAAGAGCGCACAAACCGCTGTTTCGCCGTATCAGCCCAAGCAGGCCCGGTGATAGGCCGAGCAATGCCGACGAGCGTTCTTGTGGCATCACCCGTCTTGATCTGGACTCCGGTCACGACATCCGTCGCATACGCCGTCCCCGAGGCTTCGAGCGTCATCGTGCCCGAGTTCATATAAGCGTAGATGTAGTAGGGCGTCGGGGGTGAAGGCGTCAGTCCGGTTGCCGCGAGGGTGACCCCGGCGGACGGGATGAGTTCGCCAGCCCCGTTGATGGTCAGTCGGCGACCGTTGAAACGCGACAGCAGCAAGTTGCCACCGGACAGCGTCAGACGGCATTCGCCGAATATTTCCGTCGAGGTAACGAAGGCAAAGAACGCCGTCCCGCTGCAGATGATCTGAGCCTGCGAGCCGTCTGGAACACGAAGAGTGGCCGCGCCATTGATCGTCTCGGCACCGTTCGGATCAATCGTCACGTCTCCGCCATCTGCGATGATGACATAATGCCAGTTCGCCCCGAGTGTGGCGGCGGCAGTCAGCGTCAGCGTTGCGACTGCCGTGAAGCGATGGACGGCGTTATCGTCGACCGCAACGGCGGTATAATTGCCCGACTTGGCCGCATAGACCAGATCCTGATCGAACGCGACATCGACGCCGTTCTGGGCAAAGCCGAGCAGGCCGCCGCCTTTCAGATAGACGCCGGTCTGCGGGTTCGAGGCGAAGCCGACGCCCGGCGCGGACACCGTTCCGCCGGCCGCCTTGAGCGGCGCGATCATCGGCGCCGAGCCGTCGCGGGGCAGCGAATTGGTGATCTCGTTGCCGAGATCGGTGGTCAGCGCGTTCCACGGCGCCGGGTCGATGACCTGGCCGACGGAGGGTGTCGTGCCGGCGGGTTTGGAATAGACGCCGGTTGATGGGTTTCTGGGCATTTACCTGCTCCGAAAGAAGGGGTTGATTGTTGCCGCAATGCACTCGGATAAAGTGAGTTGCATTCTTTTTCTTCTCCACTGGATGGAGAATACCTGTGAGAGTCGCGCCTTATGATTGCTGACCGCAGCGCTCCCATTCTGGGCCGTCAAAGGGATCGCCGTTCCTTTTATCGGCGGCCTGCTGGCATGCTGCCTACTGATGGTTGCTGCCTCACCTGAGCGGCGTTCTGCGAAAGAAGAGCTTCAGCAAGCGCGGCCATCCATCCGTGGGTCAGTTAGACACGTGGGCTGAACCAGTAGGTTCGCGAGGTAGGCGCGAACCCCGGGGGCAGATAGATACAAAGCATAAAGCGGCGGGATTTTTGCTCTTGCTTACGACAGTGATTGATTTAGAAAACCGCTTCGCAAAGGCGTGGCTGGCCCAATTGGCCCTGAATTAAAAGGCAGCAGCCCACGGACTGAAAGCAGCTCCGTCGCCACTGCAACTCCTGTGAAAGGAAGAGGTCACGGGGTTGCCCCTGATTGTTGTGATATGTTAGGGGCAGCGATCCGAGTAGACACTTGCGGTTTAAAGTCGGCGCGGCTTCGAAAGAGAACATCAGAAAACGTGACAACTGGCCTCTTCAATCATCAACGCCTGCAGATGCTTATAGCCTCCGCAATAAGCCTTGTCCTCCTGATATTCCTGCTAAGGGCGGTGGATTGGGAAGAAGCCATCCGCATTTTTCGCAGCGGAATATCCGTCACATCGCTCCTGTGGTTTATGCTTGTCACCTTCGGCATCGCTGCAGCTTATGCGGTGCGATGGCGCCTGTTGCTGGATGGCAAGATCGGTTACAGAACGTCCCTCATGGCCTCCCTACTCGGCCTGGGCGCCAACATGTTCCTTCCCGCGAGAGGCGGAGACCTCTTGCGTGTACATTACAGCCGAGTTGTCGCGACTGTCCCCTACGGAGACGCTCTTGGCAGGCTTCTGGTCGAAAAGATGGTTGACCTGGTGACGATCATTTCGGTCGGCATATTTTCTTTGGTTTTACTGAGTCATACATTAAATTCCGAATACCGAAATGTTCTTTTGGTCATCATGCTTGGTGCATTGGTTGGGATATTTCTATCGGCAGTTCTGATAAGGAATTTCGGCGATCGGCTTGTCCCGATATTGCGACCTGTCTTCGGTCTCCTGCGACGTCAGGATTTCTTTGACCGTCACGTTATTTCTTTTATCCGAAATTCCGCACGGAGCTTAACTCTGTCCGTGACTATCGTTCCGGCCTTTCTCACACTAGCTTTGTGGCTTTCGGCATACGCCCTTGCGTATATCTTCGTCGCCCGGTTTGTCGGCATCGCGCTGAGTTATCAAGAATCGTTGTTCATGTTGTTTGCCGGCGGGTTGGGCCTGATGATCCCGGCTGCGCCATCGGGAGTCGGCACCTTCCATGCATCCGTCGTTTCGGCATTCGTATTACTAGGGCGTTCGCCGTCGGAGGGGTTGCTCCTGGCAACGGCCGTTCATTTTCTCTTTTTTGTCGTCTACGTCGTGCCTGCAGCCCTCATCCTGGGACATTGGCGCTTGAACCGCTTGGCGCCGAGGTAACTCTATGAAGAATTATTTCTATTCTCTCTTGAGAAAATACATTGGGCTGTTTGTCTTAGGCCAGAATTCCGTGGTCGAGATCGATCCGACGACGCCGCTTCTGGTTGGCAAATTTCCTCAGGGCAAGGTGGCGTTTCGCTCGAGAACGCAAGCTGCAGAACCTGTGAATGAGTTTGACGAGCACAAGATCGTCAAGATCGAAGACGTCGCTGACACCAAACCTGATTACCTGGTCATTAGCGGCCTCATCCATTACGAACGAGACATACAGAGCATGTTCGCTCAGGCACGTGCATTGTGTTCGCAAGAGACACGGCTTGTCCTTACCTATTACAGCAGTATGTGGCGGCCGCTTGCAACTCTCGCATCCAAGCTCGGCCTGCGCCGGCGGGTTCCTGAATCGAATTGGCTTGCCCATGAAGACATCGAGAATCTTTTGACGCTCGAAGACTTTGAATTGATACGACTGGACCAGAAGATCCTGATCCCGGTTTACATCCCGCTTATCAGTGGCTTTGTTAACCGCTGCCTTGCTCCTCTTCCGCTTCTTCGAACTCTCTGCCTTCTCAACATCGCGATTGCGAGACCGATCGGCGATGCCGCGTCCAAGGCGGAGCCGTCGGTGTCAATTGTAGTTCCAGCGAGAAACGAGGCAGGAAATATCGAGGATATTGTCAAACGGTTGCCGGTCATGGGGCCGGATGATGAACTCATTTTTGTCGAAGGCAATTCAACCGACGCGACGTGGAAGGCGATCCAGGAAGCGCAACAGCGTTATGGCGGCGAACGCACCATCCTGATTGCCCAGCAGGACGGCAAGGGTAAAGGCGATGCCGTCAGGAAGGGTTTTTCGCTGGCCTCAAAGGACGTCTTGATGATTCTTGACGCGGACATGACGGTCCCGCCCGAGGATTTGCCGAAATTCTACAATGCCATCAAGGACGGGAAAGGCGAGTTCATCAACGGCACGCGCTTGGTCTATCCCATGGAAAAGGAGGCTATGCGTTTCTTCAACCTCCTGGGCAACAAGTTTTTCGCATTGGCTTTCTCCTTCGTTCTTGGCCAGAGATACAAAGACACCCTATGCGGAACCAAGGTGATCAGCCGCTCCAATTATCTGAAGCTTCAGGCAAACAGATCCTACTTCGGTGATTTCGATCCCTTTGGTGATTTCGACCTGATCTTCGGTGCGGCGCGGATGGGCCTTAAGATCGTCGAGGTTCCGATCAGCTATCGTGAAAGACTCTACGGTGAAACGAACATCTCGCGTTGGCGCCACGGTGCCATTCTGTTGGCCATGCTGGTTTTTGCGGCAAGACGAATAAAGTTTCTCTGACGATGGAATCCGAAAGCGCTCTCTATGAGGCCGATCTTGCTCAGACGCTGGCAAATCGCACGCGGCTAAGCGCAAATCCGAACCTGATGCACTGGTATGGTGAGCTCTACCAGGAGATGTTTCGGCAGGAACCGGATATTGCCACGAATACCGTTCTGGAAATCGGGAGCGGAACATCGCCTCTCAAGGGCTTCCTACCGAATGTCATCACCTCCGATGTGCTGAAGTTAGACTATCTGGACTTTGTCTTCGATTGCCACGAGATCGCGAGCTTGCCTGACATCGCCGACCACAGCGTCGATGTGATTACCATGACCAATGTTCTGCATCACCTGAAGGATCCCCTTGCTTTCCTCCGCGGAGCAACGCGAAAGCTCACAAAGGGCGGCAGGGTGTATGTGACGGAACCCTATTTGTCCTGGCTATCCTACCCGATGTATAAACTTCTCCATCATGAGCCGGTGGATTTCAGTATCCACCGCCCGGTTCTGGATACCGTTCAGGGTCCTCTTTCGACCTCAAATCAGGCTATGCCACATATGATCTTCTTTCAGCGGCCGGACTGGCTCGCTGAGCTTGCAGATTGCTATAGCCTCGAGAAGACGAGGATCAGCTATTTCACCTCGCTCTCCTATATGGTGACAGGCGGGATATCGAGAAAGTATCCTGTGCCTGGTTGGGCTTATAAGCCTTACTTCAAGCTCGACAGAGCAATAGGCACCGCGCTGCCCAAGGTGTTCGCCTCATTCTTCACGGCCCGCCTCACATCAAAAGAAGAGGTGTAGGGATGGTTTTGCTACGTCTCGCCGATTGGCTCTATCGACACTGTTATCCCCTTTATTACCCTCTCTATTCCGTATGGAAGGCAGTTTCAGAACGACGTGAGCGCGCACTGATGCGCGAGATGCTTTCGCCGGGCATGATCGTCGCAGATATCGGTGCAAATATCGGAATATATACCCGTATGTTCTCCGCTCTGACGGGAGCGACCGGCCATGTGCATGCCTTCGAGCCGGCGCCGGCGAATTTCGAAAAGCTTGAAGCGACGGTAAGCGGCTTGTCGAATGTATCGCTGCGGCACGCCGCGGTCGGAGCGGCCAGCGGCACCACCAGGCTGTATGTTTCGGCCGAGCTGAATGTCGATCACCGAACATTCGATAGCGGCGACGGGCGAGTGAGCATCGACGTCCCATTGGTGAAGCTCGACGATTACTTTTCGCCAGGGCAACGGGTCGATTTTATCAAAATTGATGTTCAGGGATACGAGTTGAGCGTTCTGCAGGGTGCCGAGCGGGTGCTGCGAGAGAACCGCGACATTCGGGTTTTCATGGAGTTCTGGCCTTACGGCCTGTCGAAAGCGTCAGTGAATCCGTCCGAGCTCACCCAATTCCTAAAGATGCTGAATTTCGAGTTCCACAACATTGCGGATCCACCTGGTACTGCTTTCAATGACGAGAGCCTCGATCCAGAAAACGCGGGCCAATATTGCAATCTGATCGTTGCAAGAAGAGCGCCTGCCCATCCCAATATCACTTAAAGGCGACGTGCGGACAATGTTATCCACCAGCAACAAAATCCTGATCGCTCGCTCTCTATCTAAAGCTGTCTTGTTCGTCCGGGGTTGCGTTGGCTTACCCGCCACCGTGATCGCGAAACGGCGGGGAGTAAATTGGTCGCTGGACCTGAGAGACGGCGTTGATTTCGCGATCTACCTGTTGGGCGGGTTCGAGGTCAGAACGCTCGATAGGTATAGAGAGCTGATAGGGGATGGAGACATCGTCCTCGATATCGGTGCCAATGTCGGTTCTCATACGTTGCCCCTGGCGCAATTGGTGGGCGGAGCCGGCAGGGTAATCTCCTTCGAGCCGACGGCTCATGCATTCGCGAAACAGAAAGCCAATATTGCGCTCAACCCGACGCTCGCCCAGCGGATCGACGCTTACCAGATGATGCTTATGGCAAGTGCGTCCGAAGCGATGCCCGAGGCGGTCTATTCAAGCTGGCCGCTCGAAGTTGCCGAAGATTTGCATAGTGAACACCACGGTCGTCTCATGTCGACAAAGGGCGCGCGGCTCGGCACAGTGGACGAAACACTGCGGGATCTTGGGGTCGGCAAGGTCGATTTCATAAAACTTGACGTCGACGGCAATGAGCTGGCAGTTCTACTTGGGGCGACGGTGACTCTCAAAGAGTTCCAGCCGCGGATAATGCTTGAATTGGCCCCCTATGTTTATGCTGACAATCCCGGAGACTTCGACAAGTTGTTGGAGCTTCTCTGGGAGGGCGGTTACGAAATTGGCGAAATGGCATCTGGCAGGAAGCTGCCCGAAGACGCCGACAAAGTACGCGCGATGATTCCGGAAGGTGGCGGTATGAATGTGCTGGTTAGAAGCAAGAGCTCAAAGGAAGCGAGATAACTCAGTTCGAGCGGGCTGCGCTTGGGGCGGATATTATTTCCCGCGGCATTTGAACCTTTACAATTTTGAGCGATTGGCCGAACTCCTGCGCAGAGTGGGGTTGGCTGTCGAAGCTCAACGCAATCTTCCCGCTCCTTTGATCTGGATTTACTCCCTTCAAGGGCGCTGTGCAGGCGCGTTTCGGCTGGAAGAGCTCCTTGACGAAGATATTCGGCGTCAAAAATATACCTTTGGTTGCTGCCTTTGCTTTTCTTGATATCGCCGCCATCGCGATGAAGTTTACAACGTCAAACCAACAGGCAATATCGAAGAAGGTATAGCCGCCGTGGTGTCTGCGCCGGGGCCGAACGAGCTTTCTCGCGTTGCGGCCCCGGAAGCCTGAATTGGCGGGGATAGGTCACCAGCCACCACCACCGCCATTTCGACCGCGTACTCTAAGAAGCGCGCGTGTAAGAGCAGCCTTCGCGCCGGCTCTCCGACCACCTTCGCTGCCGGCTTCGGCCGGCATCATACGACGCCCCGTTAAAGCATCCATAGCGAGTCCTTTCACAGCCTCTTCGCCAGCGCCACGAATGGCCTGCTCAACTCGGTTCCCAAAACCACCTTCCCCGTTCCCGAAACCTTCAAAGGCACCGCGCGCGATGTCGGCTTTCCTCCCTGACGGCAACTTAAAAGCTAGGTCAGAGGCCAAACCTCCGGCGCGCTGCAGCGTTTCGGAGACATAGGGATGCTGTTCGTCGAAGGCTCTGTCCATCCCGCGCTGAATAGCGAGTGCGTTATCATACCGCTCTCCAAGCGTTTCGCCCGGCAGCGGCGGAAACAAAAAATCAGGCAGCAGTGGGTCAACAACGGGCGCCAGGAATGCAGCTGTCCCAGCGTCCATTTCGTCGAGATAGGGACCGGCGACAGTGCCGCGGCTGAAGGCGCGTAAGGCATTGTTGACCGAGAGGTCGCCGGACTGCCCCGCATAAGGGTCATTTCTAAGCTCGGCAACTTTTCTCGGTGGTACAACCGGTGTTCTGTTATCTGGCATTATAATCTCCTGTGGATGGTGATTGGGTTCGACAAGGCGTCTGAGCAGCAGCTTGGAGGTCTGTCTCAGTCTTAGGATGCAGGAGCGAACCTGAGCCGCACGCCGGCTTTCAGCCTTGCAAAGATTGAATCGCCACGGCGTGCGCCTCGGGGGACGTTCGCAATGGCAATGGCCTTCAGAAGGGCCGAACTCGCAGGCTGTTCATCGGAATTTGGTTTGAAGGAATGGCCACTGTCCGTTCGGCAGAAAAGGCCGACAACAGCAGGTGGAGCCTAAATCGCGGGCGCTAGCGACCCTTGACAGCAAAAGGGCTCCGGCATCGTCATGGAATACTGCGCTGTCCACCGAACAGCGACGACAGGAAGCCAGGGGGCTTCGCCGGCGGAGTGGCGGGCACGCCGGGCGGAATGGCAGGCGCGGCCGTCGGCGCCGCGGGAGCCTTGGCCGCAGTAGACTGCCGCTCCTGATCCTGCTGCCTGATCGCCAGCCCACCCATCAGCGCCTGCGCCAGCCGCGCCGCGCCCTGCCACGGCGACTGCACCGGGCTCGCATCCATGCCCTGCTCCAGCATGGCGTAGGCCAGTTGCTTGCGCTTGTCGTCGATGTCGCTCTGGGTCCTGCCGGTATTGCCGGCGAAGATGGTTGGGATCATGCCACTGCCCTTCCGTAGAAGACGCGGTCGAAGCCGTCTTCGTGTTCGAACACCGCGTCCGGATGGATTTTTCGCACATCGTCGGACATCAGGCCGAGCTGCATCGGGCCGCCGTCCTTGTAGCGGTAGGCGTAAACAGGCAGGCCGTTATCCAGCGTGCCGACGCGTTTGATGTCCTCCTTCAGCCGCCGGTCGGATTTCGCCCAGCCGCCAAGGAGTGTTCCGCCGAGCCCGAAAAGGCCGCCCATCGCGGCGTTGGATTGGGCGACCTGGCGGTCGTAGAGGCCCATTTTCTGGTTGAAATTGTCGTTGATCAGCCCCGCCTGGTCGACGTTCGGCAGCTGCGTCGTCGGCGTGTTGACGTAGCTCGGCTGATGCACCTGCGATCCCGACATCAGCGCCGAGATCTCGTTCAGCGGCTGGTTGCGCTCGGTCAGGATGGCGTTCTGCGCGTTCGAATACATATCGCCGAGATACTGGTCAGAGGCGGCCTGCTTGCGGGTGGAAAAATCGCGCATGGCGTTGTCGTAAGCCGCCGAGCCCATCGAGATGCCCTTGTCGGCCAGGCTCTGGTCGAGGCTTGCCTGATCGCGGTCCCATTGGTTGTTGAAGCCGGACTGCCAGTGATTATTGACGTATTTGTCGACATTGCCGGCGCTCAAATCGACATTGGTGCCGAGGATGCCGGAGATCTTGCCGGTCTGGTCGTTGGCGAGCCTGGCGAGGCCGAGCTGGGTCTGCTGCGTCTGGTCGTAGATCGCCTGGTTTTCCGGCGAATAGGTCTGATAGGCCGAATAGGTCGGCAGTTGATAGGTCTTGCCGGTCTGGTCTTTCATCGTCTGGTAGCCGCTGACCTTGTATTCCAGCGAGCCATCCGGCGTGTACTGGTTGGTGTGGCTCAAGCCGGCATTGGCGATGGCGGTGTCGACGTTGGTGGCCGTCTGGGCCGCCGCGGTCTGGGTCGGGTCAGGCGCCTTGGGGGCCTTCGGCGTGGAGACCATAGAGAAAATCCTCCTTCATGATTGCGTAAAGCAGCGCGTCGCAGTCGCCGAAATAGGCCTGCTGGCGGCCTTCCAGCCGGGCGCCGAGCCTTGCGAGCATCGTCTGGGCGTCGAAATTGTCGGCCCGGGTCCTGGCGGTTGCGCGCCGGCAGCCGAGCTGATGCACGACATATTGAAAAACCGATCGCATCAGCGTCCGCGTCAGCCGGTCGGCGGCAAGCGAGACCTCGACGTCATGCGCGGTCCAGACGTTGAAGACGAAGCCGGCAATGATCCGGCCGCGGTCGACATGGGCAAGCGTGGTGTAAGGCGGGTGGAAGCTGACGCCGATCCGGCCGCCGACCCAGGCGGCGATTTCCGCGCGCGGTTCGGAGACGATCAAATCGGCGTGCCCTTTTCGTAAAGCACCGAGCCGCCGACGACGGCGGCTTCCGAGACGGAGCCGGAGGAGCCGGAGATCAGCGCGCGGATCGTCGGCGCCAAGGCCGAACCGGCGCCGCCGGCGGAGGCGAATTTGCGCACCAGCGAAACGCCGGGAAATTTCGACACGCCCCAGACCGCCGTTCCCCATTTAGCCGCCGCGTTGTTTTCGACGGAGGACAAAAGGGCCGTCGGAATCTTGGTCTGGTAATCCACCGAGATCCCGCCATACATCAGCGAGGAAACGCCGATCTGCGCCGTCACCCCGATCAGCTTCGAGAGCTTGGTCGAGAGCCCGTCGCCGTAACGGCTCCACGCGCCGACCATCAGCGCGTCGATCGCCACGCCATTGTCGTTGGCGCCGACCTCGGCCTCATAGACCGTGCCGGTGCCGGCGCCGAAGAACAGCCGGTCCTGCCAGGTCGCCCAGCAGGAGGCGGGCATGCCGACGAAGCGGCACCAGGCGCCGGTCTCGGTGTTCATCACATATTGATAGGGACCGACGGAGGACGGCAGGTTGACGATCGCCATCTGCCTGGCCGGGAAGCTCGAAAGCTGCCACTCCTGCGAGGTCGTGCCGGTTGCCGCCACCGTCTCGCGCCAGGTCGGGCCGATCCTTGAAGTAATCGCCCCGAGGCTGGTGGCGCCGCGGTCGAGCTGCACCGCCTTGGTGATCGGCACGATGCCGTCGGTCGTCATGATCGCCAGATCGGCGCCGACCGAGAGCAGGCATCGGTCGCTGCCGAGCGGCCGGCCGAGCTTGAAGGTGCCGATCAGGCCCCAGTTCGAAACACTCGAGGGATCGGAGCCCTGGAAGACGATCACCTCGCCTTCCGAGGAGATCAGCACCAGGCACTGCTGCAGGCCCGTCGAAACCGGAATCGTCCAGACGTTGATCGCAACCAGCGTGCCGCCATATTTCATGTTGCCGCCGACCGGCAGCACCGTGGCCGCACCGCTGACGGCGTCGGTGGCGAGATACCAGACATTGGTCGAATTCTTCTCGATGAACCACAGGCGCGAACGATAGGCCGTCACCGCGATCAGCAGCGACGAGTCCGATATGCCTGATATCATCGTCGAGGCGACGTAAGGGGTGGCGGCCGCGCCCTTTTCCAGCTGCGCATTGGTGACCGTTCCCGTCACGGTGACGACGAGCGTGCCGGCCGCCGGCGTGAAGGCAAGCGACACCCGGTTGTTGACGCCGGTGCCGTTCAGCGTACCGGAGAAGGCGCCGGAGAGCGTGACCGAGCCGGTGCCGAAAAAGCTCAGCGTATAGGCCGTATTGCGGACGGCGACGTTCTGGGTGGCGAGCACTGCCGTGCCGACCAGAAAATTATTGGTCCAGGAGGTGCCGTTGAAGAGCAGCGGCGTGTCCAGGCCATTGACGAGACGCAGGAATTCCTGGCCGGCCGGGTTGGTGTATTGCTGCACCGACCAATGGGCGCTTGCCATGCCGGAGACGACGGGCGCACCGGCAGCACCGCCCACCGTCACGTCGAAGATCTTGTCGCCGGCGGCGGCAAACAGCCTGTTGCTGACGCCCGAATAGGGAATGACCGTCTGCACGTCGCCGCCGAGGCCGGTTGAGAAGGCGAGAAAACCATAGCGGGCGCGGACGCGGTTGGCCTCGGGAAAGAAGTTGTCGAGCTGAAACGCCGCATCTGCGGGCATATCGGCCATCTCGACATCGGTTCGCCAGCCGCCGATCGGCGCGATCCAATCTTTGCTCGGCGAAACGCGGCCGGTGCGCCCATTCGGAGGGACAGGTCTGCGGGTCATGGATTTGCCCCCGTGATCGTGCCGGGCCAATAATTCTCGGGCGCCTGACCCCGCGCCGGCAGCGACAGGTCGACGGGGCTTGCGGCGCGGTCGGCGCCGATCGCCGCTTCCTTGGAGCGCTCGAAGCTAGCGATCTCCTCGCCGTAATCGAGGCCCTTGGCCCGCTTCCAGCGCCAGATCAGCGAGAGTTCGAGGAGATCTTCGGGAAGACGGGCGGTATCGCTGTCATCAGCCCAATTGCCCGCCGTGGCCGCGCCGCCATTCACCGTCACCCAGAAGCCGGAGATATAGGCATATTCGACCGTCTCGCCTGGGGCATTCGGGTAGATGTCGAGCTTGCCGCCGGCCATGCGCCAGATCTGCGGCACCGGGTTTGAATTGAGGATCGTGTGGCGCTGCCAGGTCTGCGGCTCGACAGGGCCGTTGAGCTGCCAGAGGCGCGCGGCATTCCAGATCGTGGCGTTGGCGGCGAAGCGGTTCCAGTCGGCAGGCGGCTCTGCCGGTTCCGGATTTGCACCGGTCGCCACGAACTGCCGCCGCACCATCAGCGCCGACCAGTCATGCTGGCGCATCAGGTCGCGGCCGGCGCGGGTGGAGAGGATGCGCAGCTGCATGATCTGCGGATCCGCCGAGGACATGACGGCCGCCGGCGGATCGAGGTCGATTTCCGCGCAGACGTTCTGAATGATGGTCAGGAGCGACATGCGGGGGGTCTCCGGTTCAAAGCAGTTGTTCAGGCGGCCGGGCGGCTGCGGGCCTTGCTGCCCTGGCCGTCGTTTTCCAATGCCTCGAAACGCGAGGCCATCTCCTTCATCTGCTCCTGCAGACGGGTCACCTCGTCCTTCAACCGTTCGTTTTCGGCGGCAAAGGCGGAAGCGGCGCTGGAGTTCTCGGCGGTGGCGAGATAGGCTCGGGCAGCGGCAGTCAGCTCGTTGGCGCCCATGCCGATCTTCTGCTTGGCGGTGTCGGAAAGGGCGGCGAGCTGCTCGACGGTATAGATATTGACCGCCTCCATCTCCTTGATCTGGCTGGGCTTGAGATAGGGCCATTGGGCCAGCGGCGTGCCGGTCAGCTGCTCGCGGGCCTCGGCTCCCTCCTTGAACCGCTTATAGGCGTCGGCAAAGCGCTGTTTGTCGTTGTCGGTCACCTCGCGGTAGACCTCGGTGTGTTTGTCGCCGGCGATGAAGATGCGGACGAATTCCTTATCGGCAAAAATCGGCCGGCCTTCCTTCTCGGTCAGAAAGGTCTGTTCGACCGGTTCGAGGCTGAAGGAGGCATAGATTCCGGTGTTGTCGGGCATGTGCTGGTCTCGCTGGTGATGGCGGGGAGATGCGGGCGCCGAAGCGCCGGCTGTGATGTCGTGCCGGTGGCTGCCCCTCACCCTAACCCTCTCCCCGTAAAAACGGGGAGAGGGGACGTGCCCTGCGAGAGGTCTGTGGGGACGGAAAGCTCGCGGCTTGCTCCCTTCTCCCCGCGCGCGGGGAGAAGGTGCCGGCAGGCGGATGAGGGGCACACCGAACATAGAAAGGTCGACGGCTTTAGTTCACCTTCGACAAAAACGGCCGCATCAGCGTCGCCTCGAGCACGCCCGTCGCGGTGACGGTGATACCCGTGCCGTTGGCCGTCGCATTGGCCGAGAGCGTGATGCTCTGCACGACGCCATTCGGGCTGTAGGTGATGCCCGCAATCGTCGTGCCACCAGCAATGCCGGTGCCGGAAACCGCCGCACCGATGAACGGACCGGAACCGGCACTCAGACCGGCGATACCCGCCAGCAGGTTGGAGCCGTTGACGGTGTTGGCCGTAAACGTCTGGTTGGCGGCGGCAAAGTTGACGTTGGCAATCGCCTTGGTGGTGGCGGTGGCCGAAGCCGGGGCGCTCGCCTGGCCTGCGGTAGCGGTGGTTTCGGCAACGACGAGGGCCGCCGTTGCGCTTGCCACCTGCGACGGCGCCTGGCCGTTGCGCTGCAGCCAAATGTAATAGGTGCCGGCTGCGAGCGTAATGGCGCCGACCGGACCGCCGGTCAGCGTCGGCGGCTGGGCGGCACCGGAAAAGACGCCGCAGCGCTGGCCGACGACGGCCGCCGCCGTGGTCAGCAGCGAAGCGACATAGTCCCGGGTCCACTGAAACCACTGGCCGGGCTGAAGGGTCGTCTGCGCGGCCAGCACCAGCTGGCAATAGACCCATTCAGATTCGCGATCGCCGCCGGCAATCGCGCCGAGGGCGAAGTTCGGCCCGGGAATACCGGAGCCGGAAACGATCGGGCCTTCGACGACGAACGGGTTCGCGCCAAGACGATCGGACTGGATTGTTGCGACCGACATTTGCTTTATTCCTTTCGTGGACGATCAGGCGAACAGCACGCCCTGCAGGAAGGCGTTGTTCATGGTGAGGTTGCCGGCAAAGCCCATCAGCTGGACGAAGGCATCCTGGTTGGTGTTCATGCGCTCGTCGCCGATCGGTGCCATGTCGCGGTCGCGGTGCGGGCGGTAGAACAGGTATTTGGTGTTCAGGAAGAACATCTGATTGAGCGGCGCACCGCCGCCGAAGCCGCCGTCGAAGATCACGTCGGCGCCCATATATTGCAGCGACTGGAAGCCGGCCATGCCCTTGTCGGCCGAAGTGATGCGCTGGATCGCCTGCAGCGATTCCCAGTAGAGGCGGAAGAAGTTGTTGTCGGCGACGACGAGATCGGGGGCGTCGGAGCCGCGCACGCAGGACATATAGAGCCGGTTCATATAGCTCTGGATGTTGGCATTGGTGGCGGCCGCACCGCCATCGGCCGAGGCCGAGAATTTCTGGTTGCGCCAGAAACCCCAGGTGGCCCGCGAGATGCCGCCGACGGTGCCTGAGGTCGGCGAGGTCGAGATCAACAGCTGCAGGCCGCCGATCTGCCGCCCGCCATCGGCCGTGCCGTCGGAATAGCAGTCGAGCGCGATGTTGTTCTTCAGCGTCGTTTCGGCGTTCTCGATACGCTGCTCGAGCAGATCGAGGATCGCATCCTCGCCGGAATTCTGCAGCTGTTCGAGGCCGGACATGGAGACGGCGACCGCGGCCTGTTTCAGGTCGTATTCGGCGGCGGTGATGACGTCGGAGGGTTGGACGTTCAGGATATCGTATCCGGAATACCGCTTAAAGGTAGAATTTTCCTGATACTGCAACTCTTGGACGATAGTGCGGCCGCCGGAGATCGGCTTCTTGCGGCCGCGGCTGTTGAGACGGGTGAGAAGACCGTTGTTCTTCGTCACGTCGTCGGCGACCGTGCCGCTGCGGTTGCGCAGCGTCGTGGTGACGATTTCAGAGAGATTGGGCGAGATGGGCATCGATCGTTCCTTTAATCAGACTTGGCCTTTGATCAGAATTGGCCTTTGATCAGACTTGGCCGCGCGAAAAACGCATGGCGTCGCGCAGCGAGTCGCGGATGGAGGTGGGCTGGCCCCTTGCCGCATCGCGGGTCGGGCCCGGGGCGGAAGAACCAGAGATGGATCGCGAGGCGCGGCGGGCTTGATCTGCCGCTGCGGCCCTCTGGGCTTGGAGTGGTGGGACGGAGGCTTGAGCAGTCTGGCTGATCAACTGCCGGCGAATGTCCGGGCGCATCCAGCATGCGGCGTCGTAGGCGTCCTGGAGCGAGAATGCCCGCCCTGCGTTGACGAGGGCGATCATGTCGTCGAGCACATCTTCGGCGTGCGCGTTTGCCGGGTCGGAAAGGAAGGCATCGACTTGAGTTTCGGTGTCCCTTTTCCTGAGAACATGTTCGACCGTCGCCTCGACATTGAAAGATCGAGGCTGCGGTTGTGATAAGGCCTGCTGCGAATTGCGCTGCAGGATCTCTCCCGTCTGACCGTTGACCAGGGCGTGCAGATTGACCCCGGCCATCCTGGCGACGTGAACGACGGTGTTGACGGGATCGTGGATCAGTGCCTTCTCCCAGTCGATCGCCCGGCGCATGACATCGGCATGGGTCATGCCGGCCTGGCGGATGATCGGGGTGAACTCCTCCAACCCCTTGTAATCCTGGAGAACGCGGAAGCCGTTATCGACCTCCTGTTCCCGTTTGGCGATCGCCGCCTGCACTTCGCCGGGAAGGCTGGTGAACTGCGCCTTGGCTTCCGCCGACCAGCCGGGCGGAACCCGGCTGCCGCTGGCTGCCGGCTGTTCCCCGCCCTGCCCGCGGTTCTGCGGCGCCGGCTGCTGGGCGGCATTTGCCGCCGGCGCCTGCCCTGCCCGCTGAGAGACGGAGGCTTGCTCCTGCCCCTTGGCCAGGAAGCGGCCGTTTTCGCCGTCGCGCGGCTGGCCTGATATATCGCCCGGTCCATTGGTCTCGACGGTGTCGATCGCCGCTTTCAAACTGTCGCGGATGCTGACGGGCCTATCGCTCAATGACTTGTCGTCGAACGCACCAAAATCTTCGCTGCCGCTGCCGGCATCGTTCAGGTCTTCCATATCCATGGGGAAATTTCCTATGTCGGGGATTGATGCCCGTTAGAGCTTTTTATGCATGTCGTTATCCCGGAACCGCTGCACACTTCCGGGCGCCATGCATCAGGCGTTGTACTCGGTGTAAACCCGCCGCAATTCGTTGCGGATCTCGTTGCGATCCGTCTTCGGCTGCTCGATCGGCTGCGGCTTTTCATTGCCGATCTCGACCACCCCGGCTGCCCGGTAGGCCGAACGCAGCCTGGCTTTCGAGGTGTAATGCTTGCCGTCGTGCATCGACTGGATGTCGATGCTGTCGCTGACGAAATGCGGCGCCGGCAGATCCGATTGAGCCGGGTTTTGCGCCCGCATGCAGTCGTGCGGCCATCGGTCGAGCTGGTGCCAGCCGCCGCAGACGCGGCAATAGCGTTCTCTCATGCTGTTGCTCCCGTTCACTGATAGGGCGGCTGCGCCTGGAATTGCTGGCCCTGGATCTGCTGCCCCCCGATCTGCTGCAATGCCTGCGCCGCCATCTCACCGCGCGCCTGCTCGACGGTGGCGCGATGCTCGATCTCGGCCTCTGCTACACTGAGTTCGGCCTTGCGCTGTTCGGCGCCGGCCTTCACCTCGGCGGTTTTCAGCTTGAGCATCTCGCCGGGCGATGGCTGCGGCTCCGGTTTCGGCGCGCTTGCTGCCTGGGAGAGCTGGGCGCCCACCTGCTCCAGCGTGCTTTCGAGCTGACGCCCGGCCCGGAAGCCGCGGGCGGCAAAGAGCAGCGTCTCGACCATGACAGGCACCAGCATCGGCGACTGCTGCGCCATGGCGCCGGCCTGCTGCATGAAGCCGCCGACCATCTGGACGAACTCCATCCGGCGCTGCTTTTCGGCGTCCTCGTCGGGCTCGATGGTCGAATCCGTCTCGATCTCGATCTGGAAGCCGCGAATGCTGTCATTGCGCAGGAGCTGCACCACCTCGTCGATCGTCGGCTGCCCCATCATCTGCTGCAGCTGCGGCGGCATTTCGGGCGGCGCCATTCCTGGGGACGACTGGGCGGGTTGCCCCATCTGCTGCGCCCGCATCGCCGCCTGCTGCGCCGCCATCTGCATCTGCTGCATCTGCATCTCGACCTGCTGCTTCTGAGCCATCGTCGGCAGCCGGATGCCGCTGACGAGCATCAGCGTTTCCGGCTGGAACTGGTCGCAGATGATTTCGCCGGCAAGGCGGATGATGTCGCGGGCAAAACGGGCCAGCTCGGCCTGGCGGTCGCGAATGCGGATCGAGCCCCACTGGCTCTTGATGCGCTGGGCTGTGGCCGTCTCCGATGCCTGCGTGTCGCCGCGCACGATGTCGGAGATGCCGGTGATCTGATATACATCCTCGATCAGTTGCTTGCGGGCCGACATGCAGGCGACGATCACCTTCTGCACCTCGTCGATCGGCAGCGTCACGATCGCCTTCGAGCCGCCCTTGTCGGTAAAGGCCGCCCATTCCGGGATCGGCACCATGACCATGTCGTTCTCAGGCCGCATCGCCTTCTCGATCGCCGGCGAGATCGCGCCGTCGCCGGAGGGATAGAACACCTTTAGTCGGAGCTGGTCGGTCAGCTTGTTGATGCGCTTTGTGAGAAGATCGATCTCGTCGCATTGCTGCTGGTAATAGACATAGTCGGGAACCGGGATCAGCGAGCTCGTCGACATCGTGCCGTAGGCCGGGCGCGGGCAAGGCCAGAAGTGCGTCAGGTCGAGCGGCGGCTCGGAAACCTCAAGCGCCACCGGCGAACCGTCGGCAATCCAAACGGTATAATTCTCGCTCTTGCACCAGATCTCCCAGACATGGGTCTTGCCCTCATTCTCCAGGCGCTCGGCCTGGCTGGTGCCCTTATTGCCGGCCGCACCTTCGGCCGCTCGCGATGCCATGGCCTCGGCGCCGAAGCGCTTTTCCATTTCCTCGTCGGTCATCGGCACGCGCCGCGCCACCCAGGTCACGTCCTTCCAGCGCCGCGCCGGCGAATGCAGGAAATCCGACCAGTGGACATAATCGATGCAGACACGCTCGTCGCTGATCGCTTCCGGCTGAGCGCCGCCCATCCGACCTGGCAAACTCTCGGGTAGATTTTGGGCTGCCGCCGGGTTCGAGGGGGCGACGCCCATATCGAGCGGCTCGAAATCGGCCTCGTAACGCAGCCACACCGTGCCCCGGGCGCAAAGCAGAAAATCGTCGCGCACCGCCCGCATGATCGAATCGAGATCGGCCTCATCGCCGGTATAGGCGAGATTGCGTTCGACCAGTTCCGAGGCGATGCGCGCCACCGGCTGGGCATCCTTGAAGCGGCGCTCGACGACCGGCTGCGGCACGCGGGCATAGACGGCCGGCTGCATCACCGAGGTATTGGCCCAGAGCATCGGAAAGCGGCGCTTGGCGGCACTCGTCTGGTCGGACTGCTGGTCGAGATAGATCTTTTCGATCTTGACGCAGCGGTCGTGCCAGGACTTGAAATAGCGCTGGGCGCGCTCGAGTTCCTGCTGCCAATGGGCGCCGACCTTGGCCGGATCCCAGCGCTGCCCGTCCTCTGAAGCCGTTATCTCGTCTTCCATCAAACACGCTCGCTATGTCTAGGGGTGGCATCGGCAAATTCGTTGAATGTCATCGTCTGGAACGTCGGCAGCGACTTACGCTCGGACTTCAGCGGTTCGGGCGCCAATCCGGTGAAGATGATCGCCAGGCCGCCGAAAGCATCCGCACCGTGTGACGCCCAGTTGTGCAGCGGTTCGTCGCGGAAGACGCCGAGATCCTCGTCCCAGTCCTTGCGGTAATTGCGCAGGCACTTGATGCCGTCGGCGCAGCCGGCCTGGTCGAACTCGACCTTGGCCAGGATGCGCCGGGTGGCGTTGATGCGGTCGTGCACATAGGCGCGCTCGACCTTGCGCACCGTGCCGAGACCACGCGCCTTGACCTCTTTCAGCATGACTTCGATGCGGGTCATGCCGCCGCGCGTCCATTCCCTGACCTTGATGTCATGCGGCATGTTGTGGACGCCGTAGATATAACCATTGTCGCGCGCACGCCGCTCCAGCTCGCCGAGCATGCCGTCCATGCCAGTGCCGGTATGCTCGAAATAGCCGATCATCCGCACCCGGCCGGGCAGCACCTGGAACAGCCAGACGCTGTTGGCATCGTCCATGCCGATGTCGGAGATGGTGTGAACCGGATAACCTTCGACATGCGGGAAAACCCCGATGCGCTCTTCGGCGTCGGCGACCGCCATCTGATCGGCGTAATAGGCGCCCTCGACGCTCGCCTCGAAAGCCTCGGCCGGCGTCGAGGGATATTCGCGCTTCATATCGCCGAGCTGGGTTTCGGCCTTCTTGACGTACCAGGCCCTCTGCCCATCGGTCAGCGTGATCCCCTGTTCGCCGAGCTGGCGGAAATATTTGACGAAAGCATCGCTGACGATGACGCCATCGGCCGCGATCGAATAGTGCGGCTCCTTCCACCAGGGGAAGAAATGAAACTTGAAGTCCAGTTCGGTCAGCTTCGCCGCCTGGCGCTGCTTGACCTGGCCGTCCTCGCAGAGCGAATAGAAATGCCCTTCCTGGCCCTCCGCCGTGCTTTCGACGAAGACCAGCTGGCCGGCCTGCACCGTGTTCAAGGCGCCGGTGCGGACCTCCCTCGCCTTCTCGGGATATTTGGCGCAGAGCTTTCCATATTCGGAAATATGCAGATATTGCAGCGTTCCCGAGCGCAGCGAGGTGCCGACACGGATGCTCGAATTGTTGGCGAGCAGCAGTTCGGCCTGGTTGCCCCTGACGACGGGCACGGCGTTGCGAATGCCTTCGGGCAGATTGTCATAGGGATATTTGATCTTGTCCCGAAAGATCGTCTGCACGTCGCCCAGCGTATGGGCGATGGTGCCCGCCCTGATATCCCGGTTGAAGACGCAGGCATCGAGCATGAAGATCTGGATGAAGGTCGTCAGCCCGAGCTGGCGGGCCTTCAAAAGCACGTTCAGATAATGCATCTGCTCGAAGAAGGTCGTCTGCATCACGTTCATCTCGAACCTGACGCGCCGGCCCGCTTTGTCGGTGATCCAGTAAAGATTGTTCAGCCGCCAGCGCCAGTCGGAAAACTGGTCAACCGCCGTTTGGAAGTCCGCGGGTTTTGCCATTGATATCTTCCAGCAATTGCGAGACTTCGCCGGTCACGCCCTGTTCGGGCTCGGCCTTGGCGCCGTATTTCTTCGGCTTGAGCTTCTCGGCAACCCATTGGCGGGTGGCGATGCGCAGCTGCGAGCGCCGGATCGCCTCGCCGTTCTCCTGCCAGCCGGTGGTTTCGCCACTAGCATTCTTCTTTTCGATCCAGTCGTTGCTGCGGTCGTCGGCAATCTCGACCAGCTCGTCGACGAAGCCGTCGGCGAGGATCTCGCGCGCCAGCGCATAGCGCGCCCGAAACGCCGCCTTACCGTCATCGGCGAGCCAGGAGAGCACCGTCGATTTCGCCGGCATATCCTCATCCCGGCAGATCGACCGCAGGCTTTCCCGATCGGCAATGCGCTCGCAGATCTTCTCGGCCAGCGCCTGGGTGAACTTGGTCGGTCTGCCCATGGGTCTGTTTCTGAAAGCTCAGAACAGCGCGATGATGTTGGACGCCGTCGTCCCGGTCAGCGCCACGATGGCCGCATGCACCGGCAGGATCGTCCCGGCCGGCACGCTCCTGAAAATCACCGGATCCATATCCCGCCGCGGCGCAATCGCCACATCGCCCGCCGTGCCGATATAAAGCGCCCGCGCCCCGACGATCGCACTATCATTCGGCGTTACCACTGCGGCGCGGGAGGCCGGCGCAATCGAAGCGTCCAT